GATAAATCTAATTCATCGTGAATTTGAATATGTGCTACAATACCTTCTTTGTATAAATCTAACATTGCTTTTTTAGTCATATCAGCTGCGGATCCTTGAATTAATTTATTCAATGATTTGTAAGTATAAGCTCTCCTGATCCCTGGTCCGTGTTCCCTGAGTGCATCTTCGTGAGGTAACGCTTTGTGCATTCCGAACATGTTAGGCTCCCACAAATGAAAGCGACACAAACGGCCTAGAAGTGTTCTAATTTGACCACGCTCTTGGGCTCTGTTTGATGCCGCATTCATTAATTGTTTAACGAAAGGAACTTTTGCATGATACTGTTCAAATAACTCAGCTGCTTTTTCTTTAGTTACACCAAGTTCAGCCTGTAATTTAGCTTTACCCATACCATAGAATAATCCTAGGTTAATGGTTTTAGCTTGAGATCTTGGAATTTTTGCCATATCTGCAACAGTTTGGTGAAAGTCTGTATCACTATTATCTTTGTATGCATCCACCACATCATATACAGATGGAAATTTATACAAGGCTGCATAGTGTGCCACGAGCCTTGGTTCTTGTTGCGAGTAGTCAAAACAACCCCAAGTACAGCCCTGCTCAGGCAGAAACAAAGATCGGATTAGGGGACCAAGATCCTTGTTTCTAGCAGGTAGTTGCTGTAGGTTGGGATTGTTGTAACTAAAACGACCTGTCACCGTACCACCGGCATCAGAACGAATCTGGTTAATTTCTGCATGAATACGACCTTTATGATCGTAATCAATAATTGTATCAATAAAGGTTGTATGTGCCTTGTTTATTTCTCTAGCTTTTGCTATCATCTTAACCACAGGATGTTTATGTTCCTGTAAGAAATTTTTTGTAAAGGACGGTGCTTGTGATTTTTCAGTTCTGGAATAGTCTAAAGAAAGTTTATCAAACACTTTGGCAATCGATCTTGCAGCCCATATTTGGGGCTCTATTCCTGTCTCTTTTTGTACTTGCTGCAATAATGATTCTTCTTCTGAAACTAACTGTTGTTTCAATTTATGAGCTCTTTCACTATCCACGCGAACGCCCTTAAATCTCATATCCACTAGACAAGGAAACAGATCAGTTTCTAAATTAAATATCGACTCAATATCTTGATGTATAATTTCTTTTTTAAAACACTGCCAAAGTTCTAATGTCAGTTCAGCATCTTTCTCTGCGTATGAACCCACATACATCGGTGGTAATTTCCACATGTCTGCTTTTGGATCGAGTCCTCTTGACTTGGCTTCATCGACTAATGCTGCTTCATTTTTACCTTGACCTAAATACTCCCAGGACAATGCGTTTAATGTGTAAGCATATCGGTTTTCATTAATTAAACTTGCTGCAATCATGGTATCTACAATCACACCATTGATTTTAATTCCCATTTGTCTAATCCAACAGACATCATACATAGCATTGTGAAATATTTTTACCGCATCACATGACATGGTATCTTTAAACCATGCTAAAACTTTTTTCTTATCCATGTTGCTCCCTGATCCGTGAGCAATAGGAAAATAAAACTTTCTTCCAGGTACAGCGACAGCGATTCCTACCACTTCACCATTACCTATCACAGATCCCGATCCTTTTTTTCTAAGATCTGGATCCCTGGTCTCTAAGTCGACTGCGATTTCGTCGTAACTTCTTAGATCTGGAAACTCTTCGGGTTCAGTCCATTCTGTCTGTGCTTCAAATATAGGTACTTTCACTTGTCCCATTCCTTTCTAAGTCTATCTATTTCTAATTCACAGTAGTGAATAATTTTATTGAGATCTTCTATCTGATTCTTTTTTAAATATCTTACAACATATTTAATCACATTACCTTGAAAAAAATTAAGATTGTTTTCCATAATAAAATTAAAAGGTTGAATTTTTAATTTGTAATGGTTGCCTCCAATTTGTTTATCATTAGCACTTTCTTTAAAAAAAGTTTTATTTGTCATAACGGATACCCATTCCTTTCTATTTTTGCTAAATGCAAATATAAGTTTTTCTTTGCGCGAGTGACACCTACGTACCAAACACGATGTTCTTCATCTCTTTTATTCTTATTATCTAACACAGCTCGTCTTATTTTTCTAGCATTATCCAAAATTAAAATGACATTATCTTCCTCACCACCTTTGGCAGCATGGATCGTCGATAATCTGACTCTTGCAGGAAAAGATAATTTTTCACCATTAGATAACATGTGTCGGATGTATTGCACCTGATCATGCGGTGCATTCACAAATGCTTCATACCAGGGTCTATGATCCGGTTGGGTACCATTTGTAAATTCTTGAATGTCTTTCATTTCTGCATCAGTTAAATCTAAATTTCTACTGTAATTTAGTGCAGCATTATATATTTTGACGGTAAAGCTTTTACCTTTTTTAGTTTGATAATAGATTCCTTTTTCTTTTAACAGTTCCATAATGTCCTTGAGCCTTGATCCAGTACGCGCGAGTATCAACCAGTTGCCTTCATGCAAGTTGACTTGACCAATATCAAATATCTTTTGTACATAACCTTCTTCTTCTTTCGGTTTATATTTCTTTTCTTTTCGTACACCTTCAATACGATTTAAAATAATCTCAGACACTTCTTGTATAGCAAAAGGTACACGACGTGATTGATCTAATATAATTTCTTCGTCAGCGGGTTCCTCAACGAATCGTGCAACATCTGCACCAGCCCAGGTATAAATAGCCTGGTCATCATCACCTGCTAAATAAATATGTCTTGCTTTCTTTTTTAAAACTTCAAACATTTTCCATTGGATAGGTGATAGATCCTGTGCTTCATCAATAAAGATCACATCAAACTCAGGACACTTTTCTTCCTGGGCTACAAAGTTATGGATCATATCATTAAAATCAATTAAACTATTTTTCTTTTTATATTCATCTAGATTTATAGCAATGTGTTGTAGTAATTCAAAATCAATATCTTCATGTGGGTAGTCTCCGCTTTCATATTCTTCTGCAAAAGAAATATTTTTGTTTCGTGCTCGTCCGAGTAATTGAAAATATAAATTATCAGAAGTTAAATAAAAAGTTTCTGTGTCATTAAATTTATCTTGATGATGAACTCTAACATTTAACATCTTACCTAAATCATCATAGTGATAAGGTTGCATAATATTATCTTCGGACAAACCTAATGTATGAAAAGCTAAAGAATGTAAAGTTTGAAAGTAAGGTAATTGTTTGGGTTCATAGGGCATACGATCTTTTGCTTCGTTTGCAGCTTTACGTGTAAAAGCAAAATACCCTATGCGATGTAAGGGTATGTTGTGATCCGTAATATATTCTTTCGCAATGTTAAGAAGGTGGGTGGTCTTACCTGTACCCGGTGGACCAAAGACTTTAAAGATCATAGAATATCCTCTCTGTCTTGCATCTCCAATATTTCTTCTGGTGCAGTTTCTGATTTAAAATCTTCTACTGTTAATTCTACACAACCCATAACTTGTGGATTGCTTTCTTTTTGTGAATCTTTTTTAGGAAATCTTGGCTTCTTACCAAACTCAGCTTTAAACCATGTCTCCATCCATTTTGCAGTTTTACTTTCTCCAACTTTCCATTCTTTTCTTTTTAAGAAATCATAAAACTTATCATAGATAAAATAAACTTTATCTTGTTTAATCATTGGATTACCTGATTGAAAAGACGCGTGAGTATTTGCTGGTGTTTTAATATGTTCTTTAATATACTTATACAATTTTTCTTTATTAGAAGTACCTGCCGGTGCCTTCTGTTCTTCTACACTTGCTAATAGTCCTGCAACAATTGGTTCAAAATCTTTATCTTTTAATTTTGGTAAAAATGTATTAGCCTGTTTGGCAATTTGTTTTCTCAATAATCTCATTTCCATAACATCATCAATGTTTTTTAAATGAATCTGTATAGATCTTTCATCTCCATTCTTATCCCTAATCGTTACGGTAACATCGTATTCTGGTTCTTCGTAGTTAATTTTAACTAGACTTGTAAGTTCTGGCCATTGTATAATCTTGTCCGATTTTTTACCAAACTTTCTTTTGTAACAAAGTTCTTCCATACAAAAACCTTCACTCTTAAATTCTTCACAGACATAACCCGTCTCTTTACCTTCCCAACTTTTTATTTTTGCAGCAACCTTTTGATCAGTCCATTTTAAATCGTTAATAAAATAAGATCCTTTTGCTAGTTGAACTTTTTCTTGCCAGTCACTGTATTTCTTTTTTGCAAAGACCATGTACTGATACAAGAAACGATCTCTGTAATCATCTAATTTATTTTTAGATAAAACTTGTAGACATGGTGGACCATCTTCAAACTCTTCATTACCTCCAACTAATTCTTTGTTAGTTAGGTTAACCATAAAATCTTTTAATTGTTTTTCTGTTTGTTGATTAAATTCTATAACTTGTAAGTATTGTTCAAATGAAAACTCTTCTCCAGTCATTGGATTGATTGCAATTCTTTCTTTTTTTCCAAAGTATGGAAGATTGATAAAGTTACCAACCGAGGTTTCTACATTTGTTTGCTTTGGAAAGATCTCAGTTTTGTTAGTCAGTTTCAAAGTATACAACAAACCTTTTAAGAATTGTTTTACAAACACCGCTGATGTTGGTTCTTTTAAATGTAAGTATAAATGAAAACCACCCGACTTTGATTTAACAGGTATCAAAGGTATTGCATTGTCTGTAATTAGTTTTAAAAATTTTTGTTTATCAAAATTTTTATAATGATCTACATCAATTGCTGCAAAAATAACTTTGCCATCCTCTCTACAGGGTTGCACACCAATAGATACTTTACCTTCTAAATGATCTAAATATTCTTGATCGGTAATTGGTTTACCTGACCATCCATAATCTCGTGTTGGTATTTCTAATTTACCTGTTTCTGAATTTACTTTTGCATTGGTTAAATCACAAAAGCCATAATTTCTTTCTAATCCTCTAAAGAATTCCCTAAATTTATTCTGCATTGCGCCTTTCTGTGGGGGCCTTGCGGCCCCCAATTTGATTACATGTGGTCGTCAGTTTTAGCTGAGGTTTCTCCGCTATGCTTTACTTCAACATCTCCTTTGGAAACGCTTTCATAAAACTTTTTGGCTTGTTGATATAGTGAAGTATCTTCTACCATTCCAACTTTCGAAACATCCCAACCAAACCAAGTCCCCTTGTCATTTGATTGTTGCACACTTCTTAAATTGTAAATGTGGCTGAAAGATGCCGGTGTAAATAAACCGTTTTTTCCTTTTAGTTTGATGCTTTGCATCATACTATTCCACTTTCTACTAACTTTAAGTTGTGTAGACTTCATCGCAATTAATGCAGTGGATGGATTTTTTTCTGCAACGATGATAAAATGTGAGGCTGTTTTTTCAACATAATTACCACTTGGTAACCTGTCTTTGTAATCAGCACCTCTTGTTGTCTTT